CACTCTACAAAGTCACCATCAACACCGCTTTCCCTTAATACTTGAAGTATTTTCATATTGGGATTAGCTTGACCATTAGATGTTATTTCTCCAGATGTTTGTGTGAAGTTGTGCATCATATGTGGAGGTGCCATATTAATTATTTCATATATAGCCTCTCTAAGCGCATCATTAATAGCTACTGTATCACTAGAACCACTTTTATAAACTGTTTCTACTGTACCTACTAAGTCTTCTATTCTTGTTTGAAATGTTGCCATCTAAATAAAATCCTGTAATGGAGCAGGCAGTATGTCTTGCATAGCCTCTTTGCTCCTGTTAATTTTCATAAACTCTTCTTCTATTGAGTTAGCAAGGTTTCTATGAGGACCTCCTAAGTCTAATTTAGAAGTTAAAAAATAAATATCTGCAAATGTATAATGCATTGCAGCTGTTATAAGTTGGTCTGGTAGATCAATCTTAGTTTTATTACTACTCTTATGTTCAGGCAAAGCATAGTAATATACAGTAATTGTTTCTGTAGTAGGCTTATTAAAATATATCTTTCTAGTATCTTCTAACCATTTACCAGATATCGTATCACTAGCAAAAGCCGCTGCAGCTGTAGCATCACTTGTTACTGTTACAGTAAATGTATTAGCATCAGCTGTTGTTAAAACTTTAAATCTTTGTTGATTTACAAACTCATCATAGTATGCTTGGTTTGCAGCAGTATTGTTAGCTAGTACTTCTGAAATAATAACATAATCACCTACATCTAATCCATGTGCAGTAGATGTAACTGTTAATGTATTATTGCTACCAGACGCACTTCCAAATACACTGCTGTCAGCCATATCACCTCTAGATATATCAGTCTTTAAGTAGTAACCTATTTGTGGGGTATTATCATCTGTTCCAGTTAACACTGCACTTTCAGGCACAAATGGTATGGCTGCTCTATTACCGTTATCATCTATTCTTTCTACTTTAAATACTTGGCTAGTAAACTTACTAGATTGTATGTCTGGATTCGTAAAAGCAATATTTGTACCACTAACTGCAAGAGATTCAGAATTTACTTTCTGACTACATCTCAATGATACATTTACAACATGGTCATCAAAAAACTGTGCAATTAGTGGCTCTGTCGTTGGAAACGGTAAGTTGTTTGACATTAACGCCGTACTTATCAAGTCATATGCTTCTAAGTACCTCACTTACGTTTTTTCCTAGATTTTTTAGCTTTTGCTTTTAATTTAGCTTTCATAGCTGGGCTCATTGTTTTTTTCATTTTAGCCTTAGCAGCTTTACTCGGTCTTCCTCTTTTCTTTCCGTATGTTCCTTTTCCGTATGGCATATCTATTCTCCTTTTACCATTTAACTTTGTTAGCCCAATATGCGGCTGACATTTTACCTTTAGCTATGTTTTTACGGTGTCTAGCTTTAAAAGACTTTCTTCTAGCTTTTTGACGAGCTGATTCACCCGCCTTTGGTTTGCCTGCTGTCTTAACACCTTGTTGTCCAAATCTTATTGTTTTTATTTGACCACCACTTTTAGCAACTACAATATGAGATTTTGTTTTGTGTCCAGGAGTTCTTTTTGGTTTGTTATAGCCAGAAACACCTGCTCTTGCTAACCTTGGGTCTTTTTTACTTTTTCTTTTTACGGCCACGTTTCTTCCTTTTAAATGTTGATACGTTAGTAGGTTTCCCTTTAACGCCTTGAGCTCTTGCTCGTTTTCTTTTTACTGCACTTTTCTTTTGTGCTGCTGTCATACTTTTGGCTTTTGATAAAGGAACACATTTAGGATATGCTCTTTTACTTTTAGATGCAGACTTACGCCCACACTTTTGATATTTTCCTTTCTTTTTAGGTGCACCTATATCTACCCAGTTTTCTTTGAACCACTTGTTTAAGCCACCTCTATAAGCCATTACCTATAACCACCACCTCTTTTTTTATACTCTCTTACTAACCATGCATTGGCGTAAGCAGATGGGTATACTTTAAATTTTTTCTTAGCAGCAGACTTAACACGACTATACAATGCTTTGTTAGTTGGTGTTGGTTTGCCACTTTTTCTTTTTTTCTTTACTGCCATGTTACTCCTTTGTAGTATAGGGGGCCTAAATGACCCCCTATAATATAATCAACTATTAAGTTAATTTCAAGATAGCATGTGTTTGTTCGTTACGAATTTCACAACCAACTTCCATTAACCATTCATCAACTCTAGCATCTCTACCATCGTTGACTACATCTGATCTAAGCTGCATGTCTCTTGATGCAAGAGGTCTTAAGTCTACGTTAGCCATATCAACAGCTAGCGCAAAATCCTCGTATGCACCTTTTAACATTGGATGAGGTACAAAGTTAAGAACCCCTACAGGTCCTTGATACCTTGTTACTTGCAATCCAGCAGTTACATTAGCTGCACCTGATTCTACGTTAATTGTATGATTTGCTGCAATAGTGCCCGCTGGACCAACACCTTGTCTTCCAAGAGCTGTGATAAATCTTAGCCACTTGTTAGAGCAATAAACTGTTTTTTCCATAGAGCCTTCTATCATATCAGAAAAGATATATTCTACAGCTTCATCCATTTCATCTAAACCGTCAGCATCAAAGTCTAGCTGTAAGTTAGAATCACCACGACCATCTAAAGATTTGATAACACCAGCACCTGCTGAGCCACCAATACCAAATCCTGCAAATGTTCGTTTTGGATTTTCAGATGTTGAGTCTAAACTAATATCACCATTTGTTAATAATGCAAACTCGATATCTGATTTAATTTTAGCAAGTTTTCTAGCTTGTAGCCTTGCTAGTTCAGAGCCACCGTAATGCTGTGAAGCATCCGCTGTACCAGTAATAGAGTAAGGCTCTCTGAAGATTTGAGTACAATTCTTCAACCGTCTAACTCTTTTTCTAGTCTCTTCACCAATTGCTGAACCCTCAGCATAGGCTCCTAGTCCACCTTCTAAGTGAAACTCGTTATCATCAACAAACAAAGTTTCTGCTTGGAATAATCCTTGAGCACCAAAATTAGCACTAGTGCCATAAGTTCCAGCAGTTCCTACGTATGTAAGAGTTAATACACCAGCAGCATCAGCTGTAATTAAATCACTGCCATCTGCACATTGTTCAACTTGATAAACAGTAGCATCACCTGATTTTACGTGACATCCAATAAACTGAACCATTCTGCTATTTGGAGAAGCCACATTTACTTTTTCACCTATTGCAACACATATAAAGTGTGTTACGTCAGTTTGCAATGCAGCTGAACCACCAGCAACTGAAGCAGCATATAATCCACCTACTTCAAACATTTCTAGTTTTGATTGTTTATCAAATATAACAACTGTGTGGTGACCGTTAATACCACCAGTAGCTGTATCAGATACATCTGTAGAAGTTATATTTTGTTTTACTGATTTTTTAATCATATACTCATCTTCCATCCACTCAAATATTGGCACAGGAGTCACAACAGTTGACATACGACCCATTAGTGTCAATAAAGGAGTAACAGAAGGATTGTAGTAATGAATCTTAGAACCTAGTTCGAGTACCTGACGTTGTTCGCCACTAGCAAACTGTAAGGCTGAACCAGTTCCGTATGTTGTATTAGCCATGTTCGTTACCTATTTCCTTATTGTTATTTTATTATCTACTAAACTTCATAAGGCCTTTGAAAAAATCATCCTTTTCTTTATCTGTAGTCTTACCTTGAGGAGGTGTAGATCCAGATACAGCAACTGCACTTGTTTTCTTTTGTGCAACTGGGACAGGATTTCCAGAGTCCTTAGCCTTTAAGAAACGAAAGATTTCAACAAGATTTTCTTCAGTAACATTAGCGTCATCTGACATAAAAGCATCATATTCTCTTATCTCATCGTCGCTCATGCCCATAGCTCTTAATTTAAGAACTCTGTCTTTAGCTGACCTTTCTTGTTGCATTTCTGTACGCAAAGCATCTACCTCTGCTTTTGCAGCTGTTCTACCTTGCTCGACTAAATACTGGTTATAGTTTTGTCGCCATTCATATGAAGATGTGCCTGGAGTATCTTCGTCAAACGAATCATAATCTTCAGGTTTTGCAGGAGGTCCAGTTAAATTTTCTTGCATTTTACTTACTTCACCTTTCATTGCTTGTACAACATTAGGGTTTTCCCTAAGAAAAGCATCAAGCTTTTTAAGCTTTTCATAATCTTCTCCAGGTTTTTCTTTATCATACTTGCTTTGAAGGTTTTTATAAGAGTCGACAAGTTTTTTCCTTCCCTCTTCTGTGTCTTCAAATTTATTGTCGATTAGCCAGTTTTTAGCATTTGACAGTTCTTCTTTAGTTTCTTCTTGGTTTTCAACAGTTTCTTGAACCTCTTCAGAGCTCGGAGTATTAAATTCGTTAAGGTCTCCCAAAACGTCTACTACTTCAGAGTTATCTGTTTGTTCTAGATTTTGTTGTTGGTCATTTGTTTCCATGTTACGATGCTCCTATTTTATAAGTTACCCTACGCCTGGTGGTATAGGGGCTTGTTGTTGTTGAGAGTTAACCGCTTCTTGAGCAGCAGCCAAGTCCTCAGCGACCCTCTGAGTCTTACCTTTCTGCTTTTGCTGTTCTATTTCAGCTTTTGCTTTGACCTTTTCTGTAGCAGTGTGAACTCTTTTTGTAGCTTCAGAGATTTCAGCTCTCATGTTGCTATGGAACAGTTCACGTTCTCTAGTTTGTAGGTCACCTTGCAATCCTTTTAATTGTTCTTGTAGTTGTGCAGTTTGTGATTGTAGCTGTGCTATTTCTCCAAACCTAGCTATCAAACCTTGTTTATCCATATCAGTGTTCATATTTAATATGACTTGTGTTCTATCAATAATACCCGCACCCAACAATTGTAAATCTTTTTGTA